AGTTTCAAAAAGACAAAGACGTATTCCCGAACCTTAAATATATGACCAGTAATGACGATCGCGTGCGTGATGGTCATAAAGATTTGCACGGCACAGTAAAACCTGTGGGGGACGAGTTTTGGAATACTTTTTATCCGCCTAACGGTTGGCGTTGCCGCTGTTATGTCACCCAAACGAGTGAGCCTGCGAGCGGGCAGGAATACCCGGCGGATAAAGCGGAAGGACTTGGAGTAGGCAAGGCATTTGCAGCCAATCCCGCCAAGACAGGAGAAGTGTATTCAAAAAAGAAACATCCTTATTTCGCGATGGCTTCGGTTTCCGGAGGTAAAAAACTGGAGACCCAAATGGAATATGCCAAGGCAGATGCGCCTTCTGAAATCGCCTGGTCTAAAGCCGGGGCAACCATACGCATAAGTCCGTTTGTGAATTCTGAACCAAAAGTCTTGACAGATAATTACCGCAGCGCGTTGATCCTTGCTACAAAAGTGGGGGCCAATGTAGAGCTNAACGCACACNTGAATCAGAAATTNGTAAAAGANAGGCCGAATTTAGCGTATAAAGTGAATGGCAAAGCAGGAGACAGGCACGCACCTTCCGGGGCGAGTTATAAGACCGCGCTTAAAACCGCGAACGGGAATGGCACTGTAGTAATGGTTGTGGATCTGGCTATAAGCAAAGAATCTATGGACACCGCAGTGAGAAAGATTACAGCCGACTTGCCAAATTACAAGAACGTGAAAGAAGTCTATCTCCTCTCTGCCGAAGGAACTGAAGTTAAACACCTTTTTAACGGGTAAAAGCAATGAAAAACGAAGTCCCCGATTTTGTAAGGCATTTTGAAACGCTAAAACGCACATTGCCACGAAAAGTGGCGGGAATGGCGGTGAACCGCTTTAAAAGCAGTTTTGACAAACAAGGCTTTATGGATAGAAGCTTTCGAGCGTGGGAACCGCGCAAGGGAGGAGGTGGCGGGGCTACTCTGGTACAAACCGGGAATTTGCGGGATTCCATTAAGATAGACTCGGCAACGATGCGGCAAGTGTCCATAAGCAACGACGCGCCTTATGCCAATATTCACAATGAAGGTGGAGTGGTTAAGATACCGGTAACCTCTAAAATGAGAAAATACTTCTGGTATATGTTCAAGGCTACCGGAGAGGGTAAATGGAAGGGAATGGCAATGACCAAGAAAACACATTTTATATTCCGAATGCCCAAACGGCAATTTATGGGCGAAAGCGCCGATTTAATGAACCGAATAGACCGCGAGTTTGAAAGCCAAATCTCACGGGTAATGAAAACTTTTAAATAGCACAAATGCAAAACTGGACTTCCCTTTATTTAGAAATTAGCACAAAAATTGACAGCATCGCCGCCATAAAATGGATAGATCTATGGCATAACCAGGTGGGATTTTTGCAAGATGAACATCCCTTTACAACTCCCGCCTGTTTTTTGGGGTTTAGAAGTAATGAAATAAAAGACACCGGCAGGAAGGTACAGCAGGTAGTATTGCAAATGGACGTGTATTTATTTTATGAGAGTTTTGCCGATACTTTTAAAGGATCGGTGAACCAGGAGAGCGCCCTTGGTTCCTGCAATCTATGGACGACATTAATGCGCTGTTGCACGGCAGTAGTGGCGAGAATTACAGCGGAATGAGGCGAGTGGGCTTTGCGCCAATAGACACAGGCGGTGCCGGGAACTTATACCAGGCAACTTANGANTGTACCTTGGTGGACTATTCAGCCAAAAAGGTGTTTGATGAAGGTAGTTTTAATGATGTTAAAATAAATGAGATGTAGGGATCTCATTTATTAAAGCACTATAGAGAAAACGATATTCTCGATAGTTCGGGGAGACTTATANTACTTTTTTCCAAGTTTCCCGAAGATCCAGGCCGAGGAGAATTTTTGAACACCAAATTCCTTGATGTTAGAGAATTTATCGAAATCGCTGTGAATGTCGCGATATAATAGGAGGGTATTGCCTTTTATTGCCATNTTAAGAGATTGCGGTTGAGCAAAGTTAAATTTTATGTTAATACCGCGCAAGGCGGATTTACAGAGCATAAAAAAAGCCCTTCATTATTAAAGGTTTTGGGGCGGGTGAATTGGTGGCACAGGATTAAAGTTCTTTTTTATCCAATCCTGTAATTTGTCGAGATGGTCTTCTGCAATATCATCGTCGTCAAAAACTTTGCGCTGTGAGTTTACAGATCCATTTCCTTCAAAGTGATTTTTTATTTGGTCAATTCTAAAATTCATAGATGAATCTATTTTCTCTAGAGCTTTAACAACCCATTCGTCTAAAACATGCGTTATAGTATTTGTCTTTTTGTCCATTAAGTACTTTGGTAGTATACTATTTAACACTCTCTGCTTTTGTTTAAATAAGAGTTTTAAATAAGCATCATTTACAATTGCTTCATTTAATTCCATATATTTCTTATAATCCATTTGTTGTTTATTTAATTTTTATTAAAGTTATGAAAAAAAAGCCACCTTTAGAGAGGTGGCTTTGGTAGGCTCAGTTAATAACACAATATCCAACAGGGATCCAACCAACTCCGGGCTCCCCTTTTGCAAGAGTGACAATTTCAGATTTATCGGTGCGAATCATCTCTTTCTTTTTATATCCAAACACATAGCTATCAGCACTATTTCTACTTTTAGTTATTTCCGATTTATATTTTTGAATTTCGTCCAAGGTAAGTTTTCTCATCATTTTCTTTATTAAATGCTAATTCAGATAATTTATTTAAAGCTTCAATGGTTTCTTTCGAGCAATTATCTTCAACTCTTGCACTTCCGTGTTTTAATTTAACTCTTTTCATAATCTTTTAATTTCATTATGAATTTCATCTATTCTAGTGCTGGCTTTTTCCTTTAATAAAGGAATTAAAGAATAAGGAACTTTTATCGTTTCAGAATGTGAGCCACAAAAATTACCTGGATTAAAAGGTCGGTTTCCGAAAACACTAATTTCCATTTTGTGTTTGATTTTTAAATTAAATATACTGTGTTTTTCAAAGTATTCACTTTCATCTGGTAAATCACAAACCGTATTTATAAAGTGTTTAAGATTATCCAATTCATTTTTCAATTCAATCGCTCTTTTTGCGTTATTAATATCTTTCATTCTGCTAGTTTTAGTTATTAGTATCATTCCCCCTTCGGGGGTTAGGGGGCTTTTTACCCCGCATACCCAATTACTCCCGGTGCGCCTTGAATGATTAAGCCCATTACCAGGGCGAGGCAGGCGGCGAGAATTAATCCTGTTACGGCGCCAATGATGATCTTGCCAATTAAGTTGAAGTCTGCCGTGAAATCTACATAGTTTGAAATTACTTGTTTCATAATTTAGTATTTATATATTAGTATTCAGTATTGAGTAAATCTTTATTCTTGAGCCTTTAAACCGATGATTTCCATTCATTGTCAAAATACTCCTGGTTTAAATAGGTAGTGGCGTGTGCCTTGTCTATTCCCGGCTTACGGGAGAGGTAGCGGTTATAGTCCTTAATGGCCATCAAGGCTTTGATCTTATTGGCGGTGGTGAACTTGTTCCAGCTATTCTCTGCCATCTTCTTTTTGCCTACCTTATTGTTGTAGGTGTTCCAGAAGCAATCAAAGGAGAGATCCGGAAGGCCAACGTCTATTTTGAAATTAGCGATTGCCCTCCAGCCTTTGATTTGCTTTTCGGTATACGGGAACTTTCCTTTAATAAATAGCCATTTAACTTGCTTCTCGTCCAGTTCGCCTTCAAGTAATTTAAACTCGGCTAAAAGACCATTTAAGTGGTATTTAAATTGCCATACAATCGCCGAGGTTTTGCCCGTTACGGTGTAAGTAGTGAGTGCGCTTTCCATTTTAGAGATCTTCTAAGTTGTGATACACGGGAATGCCGAGCTCTTCTGCTTTTGCCATTTCCAATTTAGCGCCTGGGCTGATCGTGTGATCTGGCAACATCAAAATGCCGTCACAACTTTTCAGGGCTGCAAGACACAAAGGCATTGCCTCATCCCACGGCATTTCCCAATCGCAAATCACTTCCATCGGGTTAACAGGATCAAACCCCAATGAGCTCAGTCTATACTCTGCTGTTTTAAACTTATTCCAACAGGTTGTTTGGTTTTCTCCTGTTACTTTTCCCGCGATGTAGATTTTTATTTTCATTATGCTAATTTTTGATTAATACTATGTGCTAAACTTTGTAAGAGGCTTTCTTGGTAGTCGTTATGGACAATCCAGAGCAGGCTATTTATAATAGCTTCCAAGGCCCAAGCCTCGTGATACATTAAGGAGATCTTAACTTTCTTTTTATCGAAGAGGTTGGCCTTTTTAATTTGAGACTTGCATTTTTTCTCAAACTTTTCTGCCAAATCAAAACCAATAGATCTGTAAACTTTCTCTTCCTTGTTTACAGATACCGGCAACTCGTACACTCTTTTCAGAATTTTGTTGACA